ATTTTGTCATCAGTAATTTTAATATTACGATCTTTACATACTCTTTTTAAATAGTCACCAGTTGCAAATGTATTAAAATGAAACTGGTTAGTTGGACACGGTCCCTGACCTAAAAGCCAGGGTTCTGGGATTGTACTTTCTTTTACCCTGCGTTGGATCATATTCAAAGGATCTAATCCTTCTGCTATTATCTTACCATACACTGGGATGTAATCATTCGCTGGTCGTGCATATGGTTCGCAAGTGGCGTGATAGTAATCTGGTACTCCCCAGTTAACAAATTTGATTGCACTTTTTAATGTTGCGTCACAATTTACAAGGGTGTCTTCAAGTGAAATACCAACTACTTCACAAAAATAACGCCAATGCTCAGTAGCACCTTCACCAACCCCAATTGTACCAACTGACGAGCTTTCTACAATTTCAACATCTATATCTGTAAATTTATGTTTTAAAATAAGAGCTGTTATAAGTCCACTAGTACCACCGCCAAGAACTATAATTCTTTTAATTTCTTCCATAGTTCTTTTCCCTCCATTGCTCCATAGTATAGCTTATTTTGCATATATTCTCAATCTCTTTGGTTATATACTGATAAGAATGGTGAAATTCATCAAATATATTATCACGCTTTGCGAGCATCCGTTCTCTTAGTTTAGGTATATTAATCAAGTCAAGACCTTGTGCAACTATACACCAACTTTCCAAACTATAACTTGGAGTATCGTCTATACCCAAGAAGCCTTCTTTAAACATTTCTAATCTATTCATCAAACTAGGTGGTATTCTATTTGGATTATTACCGTGGTCAATCCAAAAATCAGTATCTCTCCTATGGCCACGGTAATGCAACGCCAAGAAGCATAATATGTCTTCCATTTGCTTTTGAAATTCTTGATTATATCTTTCCCTGAGTAGATTATTGTAGTGTTCAGTTGGAGACCAAAATTCACTTAAATGCTGTAATTGTGAAACCACTTGTGCTAGACCGTTACTTTCAAGTGGTTCTAGAAAACCAGCACTTAATCCAATGGCTATTACATTTTGCATCCAGGGTTCTTTAGTTATTGATGGGGTAAATTTGAGATGTGCTACTGGCTGTATTTCTTTATTAAATCGTGCAGAAGCTTCTTGTATTGCTTGATCAAATGTTATATGATCAGAATCAAAAATATAACCATTACCAGCTCTGTGGTTAAGATTGATTTCCCATGACCACCCATATTTCATAGCAGTTATTTTTGTATGATTAATGAGTTTTGGTGATTCATCCCACCATGCTACTACTTCTCTAGCAGGAAAATACTGACTCATATCGTCTAATTTCCCACCAACAGTCTTTTCTAATAACAGTCTTGAAAATCCAGAACAGTCGAAAAACCAGTTAGCTGATATCTCTAAATCACCATCTAATATTATACTATTAATTTTCCCAGATTCGGAAAGGTTGGATTTTAAATACTTTCTCTCAATTAGTTTTATATTTCTGTTTATTCCCTGCTGTTTTAAAAAATCAGCTGTTGCTCGAGAATCAAAATGCCACATGGGCATGGTAATTAAATTAAATCTAAAATTTGGGTCAACTGAATCAGTTATTGGTAGTTTGTTTAATCTTTGCAATCTAGCATTGTAAAGAATATTTTCTAATGGGATATTTTCAGCTACTGCTAAACTTACGAGATCCTTTGCCCTTGCAAATTCTGGATAATTATTTTTGTATTGTAAATCATACCAATCAGGAATAAGACCGTGAACAAATTCAGTACCCACGCCATTCCAATCAGTGAATATCCCACCAAGTTTGGGCATAGCGTTGGTTGCGACTACCCAATCATCAAAATTGACCCCAATAAAATTAAATAAATTATTAACGACTGCAGATCCACTTTCTCCGGCTATAATTGGTGGAGTAGCTGGATCTTCAACTACTGTTACATCAGCAGCTGGCCAATTTTTGTTTATGAATAAGGCTGTCAACCAACCAGCAGTACCGCCACCGAGAATAACTACTTTGTTTTCCATACTTAAATAAAATCATTTGACATAATATAATTTAATGCTTCGCGGTGGCTTAATGGAGTATTTGCGGCCTCAAATTGTTTTATATTACTGAACATTAATTCAGAATCAGCAATTAATGCCGGATCTTGTGAATTCCATATAGCCTTAATATGATCTAAATCAAATATTTTTAAACCATACATAATTTGCATCCAATTTTGTTCAGTAAACAGTAAAAATGGTTTATTGTAAAACATTCTATTTGGCAATGTTTTTTTAAAATAAGGGATCATTTCCTTATTAAAATCAGTTAATTTTAAATTTTGACAATGACGCCAGAATTCAGTGTCTTGTCTTTTGGTAACATAATGTAGTTGAACAAAATCGATTATATTCTTTGCAACTTCTTCAAAATGTTCATTGTATTGATTAGCTATTTTAGTATCATTTCTGTCCCAATGGATCAGCACATTACCAATACCAAATGCTTGTTGTATAGATGTTCCAATTGATGTAGCTTCAAGTGGTTCTACAAAACTTCCAGACAGCCCAACGCTTACACAGTTTTTAATCCAAAATTTGTCAATATAACCAGCTCTAAATTTAAAACTTTTCCCAATCTCTATTGGTTTATTGTATAGTTGTTGTGCTTCAATATATGCTTGATCATCAGTGATAAAATCACCACAATAGACATACCCATTTCCAAAACGTTCTTGAGTTGGGATTCTCCATAACCACCCACTTGATAGTGCTTTGCTCAATGTATGTGAAGGTATATCTTGCTCCCCCTCTGTTGGAAAAGCAAATGCTTTATTCATTGGTAAATAGTCACCGCAATCGACCCATTTACTCCCAAGTTTTGAGCTTATAATTTTTGCAAATCCAGAACAATCAATGAATAAATCTGCAGAATATCGTTGATTATCTGTGTCAATAATACTGTGTACAAAACCATCAGAATCCAATTCCACATCAACAATATCAGCATCAATACTTTTTACGCCCCTATCCAGGCATTTTTTATGCAAATACTTGTTTAGTTTATGGGTGTCAAAATGATATTGATTGACTGTGGTACTCAATGGGAAATAATGCTTTGAGTCAAGTATTGCCTGTGGTGTAAGATGTGCAGATTCCTTTGCCATCAGGGCAACCATTAATGCAGGCAAACCACTTGGAATTACTTCAGTATAGTTGGCATGCAACGCATGAAAATAATATTCGCCATCGCCATTCCAATTGTCAAACTTAATTCCTGATTTAAATGTCGCACTGGTTTCTGTAATAAGCTCTTTAAGTGGTATATCAACAGCTCGCATAAATTGTGCCCAATGTTCAGTGGAACCTTCACCGACACCCACAATACCCACATTGGATGACTCAACAATTGTGATGTCAATAGTTGGGTACCACCGTTTTAGCACCAATGCAGTAACAACACCACTGGTGCCGCCACCAAGAATACATACTGATTTAATCATTTAAAAAATTTCCTAAAGAACCTACAAATCCAGGGCTCTTTTGTTTTTACCAATTTTTTACCTTCGCGTAGTTTATTAGGAATATTGCCTGTTACTATTTGCCAACTTAAATTGGGCTGATAGGATTTTACAGTCACTGAAGAATTAACAATATGTTCCATTTCTTCAGTACGATCCTGTTTTATTAATTTAAACAGATCTTGTGGATTAGTGCTTCTGAATTTAATATAGGCCAACGGTTGACCGCGTTTAATTTCGATATGATTATCCAACATTTCAAATGTTGGGACTACTGGGCGCTGCCAACTAAAAATATTAAAACTACCTGGCATTAACCGCCATTTTGGGTCAATATGGTTAAATGGGGGTAAAAAGTCTACCCAAACTTCTTCATCAGCTACGAATAAAAAAGCACTGTTTATAGCAATAATTGGTGCATCAGTGTGTGGATTAAAATCACCCCAATGAACACGCAACATTGCTTCATGTGCCTCAGATGGGAGATTACTGCTTAGTACCTTATTCACTGGATCCCAGTCAATGTTGATGTCAACCATTGATTTAATGGTCCAAATTTGATCAACATATTTTACAAATGCAGGGCATTTCATAAACCCCTTCTTTGACTCACGCCATGTATCTAATTTTTCAATATCGCATGTGACAATTTCGCTCCAACCATAATAGTTAAAGGAACCTTTTCCACTGGTAAAAGGGGATTTTTCAAACCACGGGGTATACCCGATTTTGACTACTGACATTTAAGATCCCCAATAAGATGACCAGAGTCCACGAGGGCATGTTGCAGATTTAATTCTTACACGTTTTGGCATAAACTGATTGGATGTTTTACATGCCCAATCAGAAAATGAGTCGCATTTTTTACATATCTCTAAACGCTTTTCACCAATTTCTGGCGGTGTTAGTATTACACGTTCATTCAGAGCTTTGATGGGATTAGGCTTTAAGGGCCTAATCACTCTTGGTACTTTACTAGGATCAGCTGGTAAATTATCCTTGTTGTTCACTGCTATCCCCATCAGATAATTTCTTAATATCTTTAAACTCAACTGAAGTAGTAGTTCTCCACATCTTATGCACTTGCGCTTTAATTGACACATACTTTCTTAGCTTATCACAAGCCCTAGTTGGTGCAAGACCGCGGTGTGGAATATTACTATCAAAAACAATACAAGTGTTTGGCATTGGCAAATAAGATGCAATGATGTTGCCATTCTCATCAAAAAATTGCAACTCACCACCCCATTCAGCATCCCATTCTATATTGGGAAACCAGCAGAAAGTCATAAATCCGTCACCATCATTGTTGAACTTGAAGTCGTGATCAATGTGAATACTACCATCAAGACCAAATGTACGGCCGCCCCCTTGGCAATTTAATAATTTAAACACATAATTTTTTACACTGGGCTCCATTACTTCAAGTTTATCGATGACGTTCTGATATAAAACCTCATGCCAGCGATTTTTAACTAAATCACACCACCACATATTCTTGGTATCTTCAGTTTCCCATCCATACGTTGCTTCTGGCACACCATAGCGCCAGACTTCCTTATCAAGATCACTAGACATGTTTGCTAATACATCCTGACTTGCCGCATTTTCAATATAAAAAATTTCTAACTTCTTTGAATCCATCACGAGCTCCTATAAGCACATATTTACTGATAAAATCTTTTGATTAGAGTATAATTGGAAAGAAACCAATGTTGTCAAAAATACGATCCCTGTATTCCAAATCAAAACCAAAAGTAATTCTCTCACCTTCAAATGGCTCCAATATCTCAACATGATGGAATCTAAGTCCTGGGCCTATGTATATTTGACCAATCTTATTATCAACCCTGTATAATTCTTTACCATTTGGTTTATCAGTAAAAACGGTGTGTGATTTTTTGGGATCTATACTGATAAACCCATGCCATGGCCATTCATGATTGTGTGTTTTTAGCACCTGCTCTGGAGAATGACTGTTGATCCAACTTTGTAACCAAAGTTGTTCAGGCACTTCTGAGTTTGTTAATTTAAAATACAATCTAATTGCATCCAAATGACTCTTATAAATGTCATAGAACCATTGGTTACATGAACAGGCCCCATATACGTTATAGTTTGTATACTGCCATGTGATGTTATCATTTCTTACATGGTGGTTTGTCTGATTAAATTTACGTTTAAATTTATCAACACCCAACTGCGTTATTCTTCTGATATTTTCTATATTTTCAACAATATGTGGGGTTTGAACTACCAAATATTGCCATTCTTCATTAAAGTAATACATTTCTTTTCCTTAAAAGTTCATCAACTGCATCTTGTGTTGATGCAAACGTTTCTCGACTATCATACTTCCTGTTTGCATAAGGTCCATTTTTGTCAACACAATGGAAAAAACCCTGATAATGGTATCGATTTTCTAATCGCATACGCCAATGCAACAAATCTATGCCTTTATAGATTAGGATATCCCCATTATCTAAAAGTATTTCCTGAACTCCCGATTCTGTCTGCACATAAATGGGCCAAATTTCACCATCATATTCCAATGCTAAAGTAAAACTGTATTCACATTCATTTCTATCAGTGTGTGGTAGTAATATTTCACCTGGCTGATATATTCTGGAATATGTATAAGTTGGATACAGTTCTTTCCCGACGAGTTGTTCTATTCTTGGAAGGAACTCAGTCAACTCATCATTAAAAACGCCGTAAAAACCTGGACTGGTGGGACACTGGTTGTCTGGTGGCAAGTCTAACCCTCTTGCCATAAAATCTTTTATTTTTTCAACCATTTGAACACACCTATCTTGGTTGATAAAATTTCTTACAATAAGATAATCTTTCATTTTAGAACCAATATTTGTGCATTGGGTCAGCAGGTACTACGTAATCTTCTTTGCAGAGAGGTAAAACTTTATCCCCATTACTAAATGCAGATTTAATCCTGTTGTAGATTACAAGATTATTTTCTTTAGTTAAATGACATTTGCGCTTTTCGTTATTACCAGCATGACTCATGCCATAGTGATATATCTCCATATCTGCAAAATGACATAATGTCCACTTATCGTAACCTGGTATACTTTCAACAAATGCAGGTATAACTAAAGTATTTGGTGATTCCATAATATCTTTTAACATAAAATTATGGAAGCATTCTTCTCGCTCTTGTGAGTAAAAGTATTTGAACCACATTTCACCAAAATTTATACCAAACCATCTTGGCCAAGTAGTTTCATTAAAATTTAAATGACGATCAAGGCTCTCAATATGAATTCGACCAGGGATAGTTACTACAAAGATACACTTATCGTAATCATTTTGAATCTCTTTAAATTGCTTGTAGGACCACCACATACTGGAACCACTAAGGGACTTGTTTGTGATTTCATAGTCATCAGCCAAGAGTTCAGGCCATGCTTTATAAAAGTCGTTTTTAGCCCAAGTTGGGTCAGAAAAGCTATCGCCAAATATTACTAATTTTTTCATGAATATAAAATTTTAGCAAAAAATACTTGTGTTAGTCTACCTGTTTCGGGCGAATTTCCAAAATACTTGTCTGCCTTATGCCAGGCTCTTGGGCTATACAATACAGCCCGGTTAAACTTATTGGGTATAGCCATGGTCATTTTAAACCAACGATTAAACTCTTCACTGTCTTCATCACGGTTTAATGAAGTCCATTTATTATTTCGACTGGCTGCATATTGTTTGAACTCATCGACGTATTCTGGTCTAAGTTCATACATGTTTGTACCAGAATTTTCTGGAGGATCTGGGTTTAAATAAATTACACCAACATGTGTAATTTCCCATGGGCTGACATCAGTGTGTATCCAGGAGTCAGTTACTGACTCATAGCATAACTGAAAATTTGTTTCAAAATAACAATTGTAATTTACTGAGACACCATCCAATAATCCATGTATTAAATTGTCCCTAAATTCCTGACATAATCCTTCATTTAGGTTATTCAAATAACGTGTTCGCAGACCTGGCCAGCTTCCACCCATCTCTGGATTCGTGCAAGGCATAAATTCCTGATTGATGGCAAAGTTTCTAATTCTGTCAGGATCTTTGTAAAAGTTATCAATAATTAAAACTTTATTGTTGAGATACATACTCTATGCTCACCTAAATCTTGGGCCATGACACCAACCAACTAATGTGTACCTTGTTCCTCGTGTAACAGGGGTCACTTCGTGGATAGTCCAGCTGGGAAACGCTGCAAGCAAACCACGCTGCTTGGGAACTTCAAGTGGATTATCTAACTTAAAACGATACATTAACAGTTCACCACCGTCATAATCTGCTGGGTCACTCAATTGTAAACTAAAACTCAATTTACGATCAACTGCTTCAAAACCATCATCAGTGTGATTGCGATACATGCCCTGGTAACTTTCATCATATTCTGAAAATTGGATATCCTCCATTTCAGTAAGATCAAACTTATAATATGCATCATTTACTCTGTGAATTGCATCTGAAATTTTATGGAAAATAAACTCTGTATTAACCGAGGGCTTGATCCAGGATATTCTGCTACGTCTAGTTTCATATGCTGCTTTACCGTTATTATTGACCCCACCATCCTCTATGGGTAAGTTTTTACCTATGTTGATGATCAGTTCAATTTCTTCTTTAGAAAAAACATCGGCAATCCAAATAAATGCTTCATTTGGTTCACGATCGGCAGTCATCTTCCACATTATATTAACTCCACTATGTCAAAAATTGTTTGTAATTTGGTGCGTATTGTTTTTGAACCAAAACTGTTTCTTAGTCCTTGATGCAAGGGTTTGGGAGCATAATCAATGGTTGACCAAGCCCAACCATTATGCTCTGGGCTTAGGGTTGGTGTGAATTCTTGATCAATGACGCACAAAAATGTATGAAAATTAAACACTGTATCGTTTGATACAAATGTTTCAATAGGTAGGGTTTTTAGAATTTTTGGCATAGCGCCAATTTCTTCAACGATTTCACGCTTTAGGCCCTGCCAGGGGTTTTCGTTTTGTAAGTTGGTACCACCAACTAACCCCCAAGTGCCCGTGTGTTTACCGTGAGCTTTTTGCAATAAAAGAAAACGCTTTGTAGATTTGGCATAGAACAATGCGCCACTACAAACAATTTTTTCTTTTACAGAATTATTCTCCATTGATTAGCCCTATAGTCACCATCGTAGCTCTTTATCCATGAAACGCCGTTCCATTGGTATTGAACATTCGTGTATATATTCGTTTGGTAGACTATGGTATCGTGATTCTGACTAGCTTCAAAAACAATGTTCCACCTTGTACCATCCCATTCGATGATATCGTTTGCATGGGCAATTAAATCTGAGTCATCAGTGCCTTTCCAAGCACTTGCACCAGAAGTATTTTCAGTAGATCCAATGTCTTCAATGATGAGGAATCTTCTTCCAGGTTGTAATGCTGGCAATTTTGGATCTGCTGGGCCCACTGTTTGTGGATTTATAATGGCATCAAAATTGCCTGGTGATCCAGAATTGTTAGTTCCAGTTCTGTATTGACTCGGTATTAGTGTATCATGTAAACCATCAAGGTTCCAGTTTACACTCAAAATAGTTGGATCAAGAGGATTAACAGCAATGGTTCCAGAAACTTCTGACCCGTCTGGTAATGTTATAAAAATCTGACCTGAACCTGCCACGTAATTTGGGTACTGATCAAACAATGATTCCCAATTAAAGGTTGTATTTGACGGTATAGAAATCTCAACACCATTTGCTTGATAAGTTGTTGACGGTACTAAATGTACTTCGTCATTATAAACCTGAATATTAAATCCACCAACGGTTGTCGTATCTGTACTCAACAATGTACCTAAATCTGCACCACCATTGCTTAAATCTGGGCCAAATCCGTCAAGATACGTACTGTTATCTAACGATCCAGAATCATATAAACTTGTAATGATCCTAGTAATAACTCCCATGTGTTTGACTTTGGCGGGTGGGCTAATCCAGATAGGTGTAGTAAGTGTCATGGTTGCAATATCAATTGGGCTGTCTACCCCAACTGGTACTTGTCTACTAGACCAAGTTAATTGTGTTAGATTTAAAACGCTTAGACTAGTCCAGTCAACAAAGTTACTATTAGTTTGCAACTCTAAACTGGGATTAAACAACACTAGTATTTGTTCAAGAATTTGCAACTTTTGATCAGTATTAGCACTCCAAATGTCAACCTTCATGGTTAACTTATACGGTGTTGGCATTAAACGTTCAACAGTATAATTGCGACCTTGACCTTCAGTATAAACTTCGTTGCCTTGAATATCAGTAAAGGTACCGCGTTCTCTTACTTGGACTTTACTTACGAAAGATGAATCTGCCAGACGGTCAGTATCCATGTCTAACCCAGTTACATACACTGCAATCTTGGGTGTGCTATTGACTACATTTTCGCTGTTATTACGAACAATTGATGCAACTTGTCTGTCAGCATCACCATACATAACTGGTACGCGGCGTAATGTTCCATCACCATATTTTACAACGAAACCACTAAACACGCGAATTGTTTGTGTAATGTAACGTCTAATTTGTCCATCATAAAAATGTTGCATTATAGATCCGCCTTAGGTTTAAGTGCTTTAGAAAGTGCTTGACGTTCTGGCACATCTTCATGAGTACCATCTGGATTATTAAATCTGTTAGTAGCTGAATTATTAATAAAGCTGGTTTTTTGTGTTTGTCTGTTCTGATCGTTAGGTGCTGGTGCTCCATCAACTGGAGTATTAGTCATTGTCATACGCACCGCATCTTCAACTTTGGTCCATTTTGTTCCATTAAATCTAAACAATCTGTTGGGTAAAAAGTCTGTACG